GTAGTAAAAGATCTAGCACCAAACTTCCAGAATCTAACGGCCACACAGGTCAACACCAGCGATATCAGCGTGAATCATCCGCAGGTCGGCGGCGGATCAGGTGCCTATATACAATCAAAGAATCCCTACAGCGGCGGCAGCAGATTCAGTTCTGCACAGAACGAGACCACTATCAATGCAGAACACATAGTACATCTAACACTGACAGAAGGGTTAGATTTCAGCTGGCCCTTTGGTACCAGTGTATTAGAAAACGTGTTTAAAGTATTCAAACAAAAAGAACTATTGGAAGATGCTATCATCATCTATCGTGTGCAACGTGCTCCGGAACGTCGTATATTCAAGATTGATGTAGGCAATATGCCTAGCCACATGGCTATGGCCTTTGTGGAACGGGTAAAGAACGAAGTACATCAACGTCGTATCCCTACCCAAACAGGTGGTGGTCAGAACATGATGGATGCCACTTACAACCCTTTAAGCACCAACGAAGACTTCTTCTTTCCCCAGACGGCAGACGGCCGCGGCAGCACTGTAGATACATTGCCAGGCGGACAGAACCTAGGCGAAATCACAGATTTGCACTTCTTTACCAACAAATTATTCCGTGGTTTACGTATCCCTGCTAGCTATTTACCCACAGGATTAGACGACGGAACCAGTAATTCCAACACATTTAGCGACGGTAGAACAGGCACAGCTCTTATACAAGAATGGCGTTTTAACCAATATTGTATGCGTCTACAACGCATGATAGTGGAAAAATTAGACGCAGAATTCAAGTTATTTTTACGCTGGAGAGGCATTAATATAGATGGTAGCCTTTTTGATCTACAGTTTAATGAGCCACAGAACTTTGCCAGCTATCGTCAAGCAGAAGTTGACGGTGCTAGGATTGGTACATTTACACAGTTAGAAGCGTACCCATATTTAAGTAAGCGTTTCCTATTAGGACGTTACCTAGGACTGACCGAAGAAGAAATGACAGACAACGAACGTATGTGGGCAGAAGAGCAGGGTGATGTAGATAAAGCACCTCCAACAGAAGCAGGATTACGTAGCGTGGGTATTAGTCCAGGCGGCATGGAAACTGATTTAGCGGCAGCAGAAATGCCTATGCCCGGAGAAGAACCAGCCGGAGCTGCGCCCGGCGCTCCTGCAGGCGGAGCTCCAACAGCCGCAGGTGCTGAAGCCGCAGGTGCAGGTTCCGCACCTGCACCCGCCCTATAAATCCAATATTTGAGTAAATACCATATGCAATTATTAGAATTATACGAACCAGTACCCCAGGGTTATCAAGACGATAAGCAAGATAATTCGGTAATCCATACGGACGATACACGTAAAACACGTTTAACTCTTGACAGGTTAAACAAGCTACGCATCATGAATGATGTGCGTAAGCTAGAGCACGAACAGAAGCTGGATAAGGTAACAGATCAGTATAAAGTACCAGCTGCCGCCGAAGGCCTGTAAGCTTTTTGACAAAATCAGTCAAAAAATCCCCATTTAACCCAATATACGCACATAATCTGTAAATACTACTACAGAATGAATTACCTTTAACATATTTTTAAAAGGAAGAACAATATGTCAAAATTTGAACAACTAATAGAATACATCATTAATGAAGACGAGAACAAAGCTCGTGAACTTTTCCATGAGATCGTTGTGGAAAAGTCACGTGACATCTACGAGTCATTAATTGACGAGCAGGACCTAGACGAAGTTGGTGGCAACGAAGTTGAAGCCATGGTTGACGAAATCACTCACGACGAAGAAGGCATGGAAGAAGATGCTGACATGGGCGACGAAGAAGATTCAGAAGAAGACGGTATCGAAGGCGAGATCACTGACGTTGAAGACGACGGCGAAGAAGCTGTTGATGACGAAATGGGTGCTGAGTTTGGCGATGAAGAAATGGGCGGTGGTGATGAGCCAGCAACCAAAGGCGACATCGAGCCTATCGCTGATGCATTAGCTGATCTACAAGCCAAATTTGACAGCCTAATTGCTGGCGAAGAAGCCGAAGAACTCAATGAGCCAGGAATCCACGACATGGGCGGATCAGACATGGGAATGGGCGCAGACGAAGGCGACGAAATGGAAAGCATGTCGATGCCAATGATGCCAACCATGGAAGCCAAAGCTGACAAGAAAGCTGCTGATAAAAAGGCCGCTGACAAGAAAGTTGCCGCTGAAAAAGAAGCTAAAGAAGCCAAAGGCAAGAAGAAAATGACCGAAGCTGAATGGCTACGTGAATACGTTGACAAGATCGGCGAATATCCAGGTGATCAAAAATCACCATCCGGTGCTAACGTTGGTGCAGAAACAGGCGCGAACGAACGTCAAGGTGAGAAAAACACCAAGAGCGTTGTAGCTGGTAAAAACGATATGGGCGGTACAACTGCTAATATCGCCAAGGGCGGCACAGAAACAGATCCAGACGGCAAAGCTGTTCCAGAGCCAAAGAACGAATACGCTAAAAAGCGTGGCGAACTTAAAGGTGCTGGTCAGTTTAAAAATGCCCCAGGTGGCAATGCTGGTAAGTCTGCTTACTCAAACAAAGCACCTGCTCCAAGTAAAGCCGAAGCTGGCGGAACTAATAAATCTAGTCCACTGGCCAAGTAAGGTAAACTGCTAAATGAACTTATTAAGAGAACACTTAACTTTTGATAATGCCCGTATGGAGCTCCTCAGTGAGGACTCCAACGACGGTAAAGGTAATAAGAGTCTCTACATGAAGGGGATATTCATACAGGGCGGCGTTAAAAACGCTAACCAACGTGTTTATCCCGTTGATGAGATAGGTGCCGCAGTTGAAGCTATCGCAAGTCAGATTAAAGGTGGTTATAGCGTCTTAGGCGAACTAGATCACCCTGAAGATTTAAAGATTAACCTAGATCGTGTATGCCATATGATCACAGACATGTGGATGGATGGCCCTAACGGTTTTGGTAAATTAAAGATACTGCCCACTCCAATGGGCCAGTTAGTAACAACGATGCTGCAAAGCGGAGTTAAATTAGGCGTGTCCAGCCGCGGTAGCGGAAACGTTAACGAAGGTAACGGACAGGTCAGTGACTTTGAAATCGTCACAGTTGATATTGTTGCACAACCTAGTGCTCCTAACGCATATCCTAAAGCCGTCTATGAGGGTCTTTTGAATATGCGTGGTGGACACAGAGTTCTCGATATGGCGAAGGATGCCGGTGCAAATCAAAAGGTCCAAAAGTTTTTGGCTGAGGAAGTAAAACGCCTCATTAAAGACTTAAAAATATAACAGGAGAATGATCCATGTTTGATGCTATCAAACCATTAGTAGATAGTGGAATCATTAACGAAGAAACCAAGGTAGCTATCAGCGAAGCTTGGGACGCTAAGTTAAATGAAGCTCGTGAACAAATTCGCACAGAAATGCGCGAAGAGTTTGCTGGCCGCTATGAACACGATAAAGGTGTAATGGTCGAAGCTCTGGACAAAATGGTAACAGAAAGCCTACAAGCAGAAATTCATGAGTTTGCGGAAGAGAAGCAGCAATTAGCTGCCGATCGCGTTCGCTTTACTAAACGCATGAATGAAAGTGCTGGACGCTTTGATAACTTCCTAGTTTCACAACTAGCGACAGAGATCAAAGAACTACGTGAAGATCGTAAGCAAGCTCAACATGCTACCAAGCGTATAGAGCAGTTTGTGATCAAAGCACTTGCTGAAGAAATTGGTGAATTTGCTCAAGACAAGAAAGACATTGTTGAAACAAAAGTACGTCTAGTATCAGAAGCAAGAGCAAAACTTGCTACTCTACAGAAGTCCTTTGTTGCCAAGAGTGCTGCTCTTGTACAAGAAGCTGTTACTAATAAACTAGAGTCAGAGTTGACTCAGCTAAAAGAAGATATCCAAATTGCTCGTGAGAATAATTTTGGACGTCGTCTGTTTGAAGCCTTTGCTAGCGAATTCTCAATTACTCACTTAAATGAGAATACAGAAATCGCTAAACTACGTAAAGAAGTAGAAAGCAAAGATCAGGTTATCGCAGAAGCCAAAAAAGCTGCTAGCGAAAAGTCTGCATTAGTTGAATCAAAAGACCAAGAAATACGTATTATTAAAGAATCACAAGAGCGCAGAGAAACTCTTAGCGAGCTACTCAAACCTCTTAACAAAGAGAAGCAGACTGTAATGGTCCAGCTACTCGAGAATGTGCAGACTGATAAACTTAAATCTGCATTTGACAAGTATCTACCCGCAGTTCTAAACAACGCTGTGACACCACAAGCCGAAAAGCAGGTGTTGGCAGAAAGTCGTAAAGAAGTGACTGGTGATAAATCTGCTAAAGTCAACGGTGGAACTGACCATAATAATGTGGTCGAGATCAAACGTTTAGCAGGGCTTAAATAAACCCTAATTAGGAGAGAAATAAAAAATGACACAAGCACTATTAGAAGGCCGTTGGGGCGAAACAAAAGACGCTCTGCTAGAAGGTCTCCAAGGTTCACGTAGAACAACAATGGGTGTGATTCTTGAAAACACCCGTAAGCACTTGACTGAAAATGCAACAACTGGCGCAACATCAGCTGGTAACGTAGCAACACTTAACCGTGTTATTCTACCTGTTATCCGTCGCGTTATGCCTACAGTTATTGCTAACGAGCTTGTTGGCGTTCAGCCAATGACCGGACCTGTTGCACAGATCCACACATTACGTGTTCGTTACGCAGAAACTGCAACTGCCACAGCCGCAAGTCCTTTCGACACAAGCACAACCGCTGGTGACGAAGCTCTTAGCCCATTTAAGATTGCAACAGCATATTCTGGTAGCTTGAACACCGGTCGTGCAAGTGCAACTTATGCCCTTGAAGGTTCACCAGGTCGTAAGATCAACGTTCAAATCTTAAAGCAAGTCGTTGAAGCAAAGACTCGTAAACTAAGCGCACGTTGGACATTTGAAGCTGCACAAGATGCACAAAGCATGCACGGTTTAGATATCGAAGCTGAAATCATGGCAGCATTAGCACAAGAAATTACTGTTGAAATTGACCAAGAAGTTCTTGGCTCCCTACGCAGTCTTGCCGCTACTGACTATGCTTATGACCAAGCCGCTGTTTCAGGTACTGCAACATTCGTTGGTGATGAACACGCTGCTCTTGCTGTTCTTATCAATCGTGCTGCAAACTTGATCGCTCAGCGTACACGTCGTGGTGCTGGTAACTGGGCCGTTGTTAGCTCAGCTGCATTAACAGTACTTCAGTCAGCTACGACTTCAGCATTTGCACGTACCACAGAAGGTACATTCGAAGCTCCAACAAACACCAAGTTCGTTGGTACTTTAAACGGTGCGATGCGTATCTATGTTGATAGCTATGCAAGTGATACACAAGCTGTTCTAGTTGGTTACAAAGGCTCCAG